GTCGGTGTCGATCTGGGCCTGCGCCCCGATGAAACCGCACACCGTCTTGACCTGCCATTCCGCCAGCTTGTAACGGGCTACCCGGTCCCGCTCGCGGCGGGCGTTGACGGCCTCGACGACTTGCCGGAGGCGGCAGAGCGGGAGGTCGTGGATGGCTTCGTCTGACCAGCCGTACTCGCTGCTGATGAGGTCGAAGGCGGCGGCGAAGACTCCTGCGAGGCCATCTCCGCCGGGCTCGGGTCCTCCTCGGCCGGCTCCTTGTCCTGGCCCGTCTTCTGGAACAGGGTCATCATTGACTGCAGTTTTTTTCCCAGGGCCTGCAGCTCCGGCGCCTCCTGCCTGACGATCAGCTCGATGAGGTCGATCAGGTCGTCCAGCTCAGGGTTGAACAGGTCGGTGTTGAACTGCTCCCACAGCGCCTCGTTGTCCGCCTTCTGCTGCCTGGTCAGCTTGGCGTCGGACCCCTCGGCCAGCCCCGCGGGCTTGCACATCGCCTGCAGGAACCCGATGGCCTCCTGCTCGGCGTCCGGGATGGACATGGCCACCAGCACCAGCAGCTGGGAGGTGAACTGCTCCACCCCGGCCCTGAAGTCCAGCCCGGCCTGCACCATGGCGGGCCCGGCCCCGTGGGTGAGCACCCGCAGGAGCCGGAAGAACTGGCGGGTCCGCAGCCGCACGATCTCGACCGTCAGGCCGGTGGTCAGCTTGTGCTCGGCAGGCTGCGGGTCGAGCCGGTCCAGCTCGTTCTCTTCGGCCATCGGTCCTCCTGGGACTCTCGGGGGCGGCTGCCAGGGCTTATCGGCCTACGGGTGGCTGCCGGCGGTGTCGTCCAGGTCCGGGTCCTGCTGCTGGCGCACCAGGTTCTCCGCCCCGGTGGCCCCGCCCTCGGCCGTATCCGGCTGCGCGGGCTGCTCCGGCTCGCCGGGGACGACGCCCGCCGCGGGCTGGCCCTGCGCCATCCCCGCGGTGCCGGGCAGCGGGGCCTCGGGCTCGTTCTTCTTGCCCGCCATCTAGATGGCCGGGGACAGGAACGGCTCGGCCACGAAGGCCCCGGTCTGGTTGCCCGGCCAGGAGACCAGGCGGCCGATCTGCATGCCCTGGGTGCTCAGGGTGGTCAGCGCGGTGCCGATCTCGTTGACGCTGGAGAACAGCGCGCGACCGGCAATGCTGCAGCTCAGACCCGTTTTATAGGACGGACCTGTGAAGTTGAAAGGTTGGAATTGCACTCTGTAGAGCACAAAATCGAGAGTGCGGACCTGACCTCCGGCGTCCTTGCTCGGAACCCGGATGGCCAGCGGCTGGGTCACCTGGTTCATCGAGTTCAGGGTCCACAGCGGGATGGCGTAGTAGTCCGCGCCCGCGGCACCCGAGCTGGTGACGGTCGTGCCGGTGATCGTTGCGATGGTGCTGAAGGGGATGAAACCCTCTTCAATGGTCACGTTCGCAAAGTTGATCCAGAAGTGCTCGGACAGGACGACATCATCGCCCGTGTTCTCGAAGTTCCCCTGGTCCGTGCTGATGGTGCCGTTCCTGACCCCGTAGATCGTCGCCGCCTCAGCGCCGGTGGACCCGTTCAGGATGGCAGCGTGCGAGAGGCTGAAGCCCTCGAACGGGGTGCCTGCAAAGGTGCTGCTGGCCACTGCTGGCATGTGTCCGCGCCTCTCCTGCTCGACTCAGTGCGTCGAGCTGGTTAATCGGCGCGGCGCTCAGCCTCCGGGGCGGCCACCCCGCACTGCGGGCAGTACCGGGCCAGCATCGGCAGCGGGTGCCCGTTCGCGCAGCGCGCCGCCGGGCGGGAGACCCGGTGGAACACCGCCATCCGCCAGACCATGACCGGGCCGATGAGGCCGAGCAGGGCCACGCCCAGCCAGGCAACCGCTATCGAGTCATACCGGTTCAGGTTGAAGAACAGCTGCAGCGCGGACAGGCTGAGCAGGGCGGCGATGATGACGGTCTTGGCCATCAGCGTGCGCCCGACCGGGTTGCGCCACCACTTGCGCCGGGAGTAGTCGGCGATCCAGGCGAGCGACCCGGCCAGCGAGGTGCAGATGAACACCTTGTCCAGCAGGAGCAGGAGAGACGGCGGGATATACCTCACTCGCTCCCGTCCCTGCCTGCCAGGCCCTCCACCAGGACCTGGGCGAACTCGTCCCCCGACACGGCTCTCAAATCGTCAGCCAGCTTCCGGGCGCGCCGGGCCTCGCGCTCGGACCGGGCGGCCTCGGCCTCGGCCGACTGGATATCCTTCTGGCGCTCGGCCCGGCGCGGCCACGGCAGCAGGCTCATGGGTGCAGCTCCTCCCGTACGGGCGCGGCGGCGACGGGCTGCCCCCGCGCGCTCTCGCTCATCTCCATCCCGGCCTTCAGCGCGGTGAACACGTCCCGGGTGGCCTGGGCGGCGGCCACCGCGGCGTCGGCGCGCTCCCGCTCGGACATGACCGCCTGGCGCAGCGAGTCCCGCTCGGCGCGCAGGTCATCCACGACCGTCTTGGGGTAGATCAGGCCGAGCAGGAACAGCACGACGAACACGCCGGCGATCCCGGCGTTGGTCAAGATGGTGAGGAGCGCGGTGTCGGGCATGTCCGGGCGCGGCTACACGTAGCGCATGTCAGCCAGCAGCTGACGCAGGTCCAGGCCCTCGACGGTGTGCCCGCTGGCATTCAGCCAGTCCTGGGTCACCACCGCCCAGGCCTCGGAGACCGCATGCGCCTGCCAGCCGAAGTCGGCGTGCTGCAGCTCGCCCCAGGTGACGTAATCCAGGATGCCGTGCCGGGACCCGGCCGGCTCGCGCCGCTGCAGCGGGACGCAGTGCCCGCCGACCAGCTCGTCACCACGCTGCCAGGTCCACACCTGGCCGGCCTCGAACTCGTCCATCATGTGGCTCTGCACGTCGAAGCCCACGTAGACCGAGCCGAACACGGCGAGCACCTGGGCGAGCAGGTCCTCGTCGGCCGGATTGCCGAGCGCGGCGAAGCCGGCCACCTTGTGCACCTTGCCGCTGGTGTCGGCCAGGCCGGTGCTCTTCAGGTAGTCCAGCACGTCGGCCATCACGCAGCCCTGGTCGGTGCCCGGGTCGCCGGGCACGTAGCCGCCGACCGCGGAGTAGGCCCTGATGATCTCCTCATCGCTGAACAGCACCTCGGGCATCCCGGCGTAGGTGCTCCAGGCCCCGAACATGTGACCCGCAGCCGAGATGGTGCAGCAGCCCAGCTGGTCGTTGGCGTACATGGGCCAGCTGGCCACGTGGCTGGCCCGGTCGACGTCCTCGGTCCCCGGGACCGGCGGCAGGCCGCTGCGGGTCAGCGGGTTACGCGGGTCCAGGTACTTCTCCAGGGTGAGCCGCGGGCGCTCCGGGTCGAACGGGAGACGGCCGAGCCTGCCTGCCTGGGGCATACGAGCCTCCGGCGCATCGAAGGGGCGGACCGGATCAGGTCACGCCCCTTCGAATCGACCAGCCTGCGGGCACGCAAAGGGCCCGCTTCCCGTCGGCGGTTGGGAAGCGGGCCCTGCACCTGAGCCCCTGGCTGGCCCCTGGGCTGAGTAGAGCTTGCCATCTAGAACAGGTTCCTGTCTGCCCGATAGTCACAAATGACTAGATTGGGACAGGCCTGTCCCGTTAACCCGGCCAGCTCACTGGTGCATCAGCTCCTGCAGGAGCATCGCCAGGTCTCCTGGCTTGACGAACCCGGGCCACCTGTTATCGGAGAACAGGTGCACGGCGGCGGAATCATAGGCCGCGTCTACGAATTGCGAGCAAATTTCGTGGCCGGTCGATCCTATGTAGCTCTGCAGCCAGGGCAGGTCCAGGTGCGCCGCGTGCGCGGTCAGCGCGGCGTAGTCCAGGAACGAGTATCCGACCCCCTGGTGCGCCATCGCCCAGTCCGTGATGGCGGACCGCTCGGCGTCGGTCAGGGTGATGATGCCCGAGGACCACAGCGACCCGGGGAGCTGGGCCGGCGGGCAGGGCAGCGGCCGCCGGCCGGTGCGGCCGTCCTTCCCGTTATCCGGGTAGGCGGAGATGGTGTAGCCGTACGGGCCGGCCTGATCCGCCTGCCCGACGAAGATCTCCGCGTGGTCGTACGGCTGCCACTTGTCGCCGTCCAGCCACTGGCCCAGCTGGATGCCCCAGCCGACCCGCCCGGAGATGGGCACGCAGCAGAAATCCCCGGGGGCCGGGAGTGCCAGGCAGATCGGATTCAGCGGTGCCTTGGTCATGCCCCGGTGATCGGCCCGGCGTGCACCTGCAGCAGCCACTCGGCCCCGTTCACCCAGCCCTCGATGTCCCGGCACTCGGCCCCGCGGCGCTCGGGGAAGAACCGGTGCCACCGCGGCCGCTCCAGCCGCCTGGACCGGCCGATGATCACCGAACCCCGGGCATGCGGCTCGCCCAGCCAGACGACGTACCAGGTAGCCGGCCGCTTAGCATCAGCCCGCTCGCGGTGCACGTCCGGCGGGACGGGCCGCATGCCCGCCATCTACATCCGGTCCGGGCTCGTGCCGCCCAGCGCCGCGCCCTCCCGGACATGCCGCAGCTCCCCGGCTACCACGATCCAGCGCAGCGCCGCCGCCCGGAACTCCGGGCTGGCCTCGTCGCGGATCTCCTGCCCGGCCAGCTGGGCCGCCAGCCACCACATCATGCCGAACACGTCCTGGGAGAACTCTTCCACGTCTCCCCCGGTATCCATGGTCCCGGCGCCGTAGTACCGGCCCTGCTCGTCGGTGATGCTGCGCCAGCCGCCGGCCATCAGCCCGCCTTCCTCGCTGCGGGCTGCCCGTCAGCCACCCACTGGTCATACAGCTTGACCGCCCACTCCGGGTAAGACGGCTTGCCGCCAGGCGTCTCGAAAGCGAGCCGGGACGCATCCACCCGGCTTCTTATGCCGTGCTCGGTGATGAACTTCCGGATCTCCCGGTGACGGTCCACCGAGGCCTGCCGGGACCCTCCTGCCCAGTTCCGCTTCTGAGCCAGCTCCCTGCCTCCCGCGGGTGCCGAGCCCTGCCGGTGCCCGATCCCGAACCAGGGGTCCAGCCCGGAATCCAGCTCGTCGGCGTGCTTGCCGGTCAGGTACACCTCGGTGCGGCGGATGACCGCATCCCCGCCGTGGACCGGCTGGCGGGTGATGGTCACCCGCACGATCTCGTCCGCCTCGGCCTGCTCAGGCCAGTGCTTGTCGTCATAGAAGACGACCTTGGTGACGGCAGGCATGTCAGTCTCCCGCCGCGTGCTGGAACCGGACCGGCTGGACCGGCAGGACCCCTGCGCGCTCGGTGCGGCTCAGCGCCGCCTGCAGGCTGCGGGCGTCCTTCTTCCCCGCGCGCCGGTACCCCTCCTGGCGGATGGTCCGCTTGCGCCGGTCCATCCCCTGCGGGACCGACACCCAGCCGGGGTCGTAGACGATGCCCGACTTGGCGAAGGCGTCCAGCTCCCCGCCCGGCAGGGTCTTGGTCACCCGCCAGGCCAGGCCGCAGGCCACGCACGGGTCCTGAATCCTGATCCGGCCCTCCCGGTCCGGCCAGGCCCGCACCGAGTCCGGCCACGGCTGCCCGGGCAGCACCGTATCCCGGGCCCAGCGATGCCAGCCGGCCCGGCACCTGACTTCCTCCGGCGGCATGTCCGCGTAGACATCCGCTGCTGCCTGCTCGACTGTCCGCGGCCCCCTGCGGGGCCTTGAGTTCCTTGGCATGAATTGCCCACCTCCCGCCGGCGAGCCTAGCCCCTGACCTGCTCCTCGGTCAGCGTCTCGACCAACGTGCCCGACAGGTCATACCGGTGCAGCACCCGCCTGACCGGGCGGCCGAGCTGGCGGGCGAACTCGCGGCAGTCAGCGCACACCAGCTCGATCAGGTTGTCCGGGTGGACGTAGGACGGCTGCTCGCCGTTCAGCCGCAGCTTCAGCAGCAGCTTGCCGGGCCTGCAGTCGCCGCCCGGCAGCGGCTTGGGGACCGGGCAGCGGACCTCGACCTCGGTCTGCTCCACGGTCTGCGCAATCGTCATGCTCGCTCGCTGTACGGCAGGTCATGCGGCTCTCCGTACCACATCGAGCAGCTGCCATCAGCACGCAGCAGAGCTTCGCAGTAGGTGCAGCGCCTCTCCCAGTACCCCTCCTGGACGGAGGTCACAGCTGCCCGCCGTGCCACCCGGCGGGCGCCATCCGCCGCTCTTCCTCATCCCGGCGGCAGGCCATCGCCTTCTCGTAGACCGCCGGGCCGGGCCCGTCCACCACGTCCCGGATGCGCCGGAACAGCGCCTCGATCACCACCGACCAGTCGCACATCTGCGGGATCACCTGGCTGGCCAGCAGCGCCTTGCGCTGCGCCTCGGCCCGGTGGGTGTAGATGTGCCAGATCCGCTCCTTCATGTGCCCGACGGAGACCTTGGCGTCATGGGCGGCCCAGGGGAACTTCTCGAACGTCGGGGTCAGCTCGTAGTCCAGCGGGTAGGCCCAGTCCCCGCCGAGCCACTGGGAGTGGCCGCCGAAGTTCGTGGCGGCCACCACCCCGCCGGTGGTCTGCATCTCCAGGGCCGGCAGGTTCTTGCCCTCGCCCCGGCTCGGGCTCAGCAGGCAGTGCCCGGCCCGGTAGAACTCGGCCAGCGTCTCGTGGTCGAACGCATCGACGAAGACCCGGATGCGCAGGTCCCTGAAGGGATCGTTCAGCTCGGGGAAGATCAGCCCCGGCGCGTTAGTGTGCAGCCCGAGCGAGGCACCGGCGAACTCGTCCCCGGCCTCATGCTTGAGCGCGGTGAACGCCTCGATCGCGGTCCACGGGCACTTCCGGGCGTTCAGCGCCCCGTGCATGATGAACCGGAAGTCATCGCCGTGCCAGTCCCGCTCGGAGAACTTCCACTCCCGGCTGTCGTAGCCGCCCTGCAGCACGCCGCGGTGCACCTTCTTCGGGGTGTACTGCTCCAGCGCTTCCAGGCCCACCGGGTCATAGCTCAGCAGCATGTCGAACCAGCGCAGCGCGGCCTGCATCTTGGTCCGGTCCTTGCAGTGCGGCACCAGGCCGGAGACCGGGCCCGGCTTCCCGCTGGGCCACGGGCCAGGCCCGTTGGCGAACTCCCACATGGTCCAGGCCACCGCCACCCGGGAGCACTGGCGTGCCTCGCGGGTGATGCCCAGGTGCGCCGGGTCCCAGTGGTTGATCAGCAGGTCGAACGGCGGCCGCAGCTCCCGGCCGAACAGCGGCAGCAGGTCCCGCGGGATGGGCACGTCCACCCAGGTGGGCTGCACATACAGCTCACAGCCCCACTCGTGCAGCGCCCTGGCCAGGCCAAAGCCGTCCTGGCCATAGCCGCTGAACATCGAGAAAGGTAAAGGACTCTTGAGAAGGACCCGGAGGGGCTGATCAAGAGGCATTAGGCACCACCTCCTTTGAGCACCGCAGGGGCCGCTCAGGCATGCGCGTGCCTCAGCCCCAGGTCGCCCTGGGCCGGCCGGGCCGCAGCCAGCGCCAGCCAGTCGCCGTAGCAGTCCCGGCACAGCAAGATGACGGCCACCAGCACCCGGGTGTGCCCGCACCCGACGCAGTACTGCTCACGCTCCACGGCCTCTCCTTCCGACGTCTCTGAAGACCTCCCCGGGCCCGGGGCGTGACGCGAGTCCGCCGGATTACTCATCGGCATCCGTCCAGCCACTGCAGGTGACCCCGAAGTAGGCGGTCCCGCGCTGCAGCCAGTCACCGTCCGGCACCGCGGTCCAGGTGACGTCGGTCAGCAGCTGACAGCCCACCGTCACCAGGTCGCCCCAGGCGATGGCGTCGGAGTCCTTGCGCTGCAGCCGGAACTGGACCGCGGAGAACACAGCCAGCCCGCGGTTGGTGGTCAGCGCCGAGGTCTCGGCCACGTTGCCGGCCCCGTCCCGGGCCGGGTCGATCCAGATGTCCGCCCGCAGCCGCCGGAACCGGACCGAGCCGAGCGGCGGGGGCACGTCCCAGCCGCCGAAGTCGGACACCACCAGCGCCGCCTGCTGGGTGCCCTTAACCCGGGTCAGCACGCCCATCGAGGTGGTGTCGTTGAACAGCCAGGGCTTGCCGGCATTGGCGGCGATCGGGTCATTCCCGGGGAAGGCCCCGAGCCGGCCGGTGACGTCGGTGAAGCCGGCCAGGTGCTTGACCGCTCCGCTACCGACATCATCCATGCGGATGTAATCGGGCTGCGCTACCCTGATTACCGGTACACCAACGAGGCATGCGGGCTCATTCCCCCCGTCGGCCCGCATGCAGAAGCGGGCGCCGCCCTCCCCCCCGGCGGCGCCCGCTCTATCTGCCCAGCGGCAGGATGAACCCGCCGCCCGGGGCCCGCTCGGTGCCATCCGGCAGGAACTCAAGCTCGCAGCCCTGGTCCGGGATGACGCCGTAGCGGCCGCACAGGCCGCAGGAGACCAGCCGCCCGTGCTCGGGGTGGGTCAGCCCGGGCGGGGCGTCCTCGTGGCTCGTGGCGTAGCACAGGGCGAACCCGTGGTGCGGGTGGAAGATCACCGTGGATGCCATCAGAACCCTCCCGAGTAGGGACCGAGGTCCCCGGGCGGCGCCTCGCCGCCCTTGTAGTCAGTAACCCAGTCCCACACCGCCTGGCGCACCTTCTTCTCGAAGATGGGCCCGCCAGGATCGAAGAAGTAGTGACCGCCCATCGGGTGATACCGGGTCGGGCTGTTCGCCCGGGCCAGCTCGAAGATGCCAGGGTAGTGCGCGAAGTTGATCACGCCCTCCCAGGTGTCCTCGCCGAAGCTGGAGTCAGGGTGCCCGGAGGCCTTCAGCGCCCCGGTGATCACGTGCACCCGGCCCTCGGTGATGGTGAAGCCCTCCAGCAGCGCCGCCTCCATCGCGGTGATGGTGCGCATGTCCGGGCCCTTGGACAGCCGGTCCAGCTCGTCGCCCGCCCCGTCCAGGAAGACCTCCCAGTAGACCGGCATCAGGCCGCCCGGGCCCCGGCGTAGACCTCGGCGGTGACCGTGGCCGGGCGCCCGCAGCACCAGCAGCGGACCACTGCCCCCGCAGGAGCCCGGCCCTCCACCTCGCAGGGCTCGCACCAGTACGCGGCCAGGAAGACCTGCACCGTCACGGCGGGCTGCCGGGGAACGGGGTCGGGCTGCCCGGCTGCAGCATCTGGCTGACCTCCACGACCTGGACCTCGACGTGGTGCCCGCCGATCAGCGACTGCGCGACGTCGGGCACCACCCGGATCTCGAACGTGCCGAACACCGGGCCGGCCACCGCTTCCAGCCGGTCGCCCGCCTTGACCAGCGGGGCGCCGCCGGGCCCGGCGGCCATGTCGTAGAACGCCACGCCCACCCGGTCCGGGGCCCGGCCGGCCACGAGCGGGGCCGGCTGGTCCTTGCCCGGCCGGACCAGCTGCAGGTCCAGCCGGCACTGCAGCAGGCCGGGCTGGTCCAGGATCGGGTCGACGATATCCGTGAGCGCGGTCCAGCCCAGCGTCATGCCGCCCCCGGCGTCCATCGACGGGACGTTGCGGAGGACCTGGCAGGTGCTGGTGTAGAACATCCGCAGGCCCTGGCCCGGGGCCCAGGGCACGTAGGGCGTCGTCACAACCCTGGTAATCGGGTTACCGGCGCTTGCGGAACCCGCCGCCCTGCTCCTCGGCCCGCTCGGCAGACGGCTCGGCAGCCTCGGCCGGGACCGTGGCCTGGATGTACTCCAGGTGGGCCTGCAGCTGACGGCGCAGCTCGTCCTGGGCCTGACCGCGCTTGAGGCGGCCGACCTCGCGCACGACGTACCAGTGCGCCTTCAGCAGGTCCTCCAGCGCGTCGCCCTTCAGCCCGGCC